GAGATTTTTGATGATAAGGGAATCACTATGTCAGTAGTAGGAGGCTATTGCGATATAGCGTTTGAGCACATAAGAGAGATAATTGAGTATATGGAGGATGAGATGGAGAGAAGGATACAGGCTTTAGACGATGCAGAGAAGAGAGGAGCATTTGACTAATGGATTTTGCAGATATAGAGAATGATCAGCTTCGCACTGAAGCTATAGAGCGCTATGTTGTATGGATAGAGAGTTTACCCTATAGAGTAGGGAGAGCTGAGCAGGATAGAATAAGAGAGACTATAATTAACGATCTGGAGAACTGATATGAACGTATTCACAAGCCCTAACGACCTACTACATGGTGATGAACACTTAGAGGAGCTGGAGGACTGGGAGCTGCGGGAGAAGTTTTTTAACACTCTGAGAGAATTAGCTACTGTAGCAGACTCTTTAGAACTGAAGAGAACTCTTGCGTGGACTCCGTACCCTGAAGATATTGAAGCATTGCAGGATATGTTGGAGGAGTTGAAGTACGCTTTAAAACGCTAACAGACTACTACCTGCTACTGTCAAAGTTCGCTGAAGTGCTATATAGTGTTTTGAGGGTAGCATAATTTTAATAGAGGAGCAAGCAGGATGTTTGAAGATTATATGCAAGGTAAATTAACGCCAGAGATTCAGGCGGTTATGAGAGCTGCCAGTGATATCGCTAGTGGTGTTTATAGCCTGAGAGAGGCTGCAAAGTTCTACCAGCTATCGCCAGAGAGCATAATTAGATTTATGACAGAGAGCGCAGAGTATGATGTTGTATTTAGGAAGGAGGGAGCAGAATGATATTAACTAGTAGAGATCGCTTGGTATTAGAGAGAAAACCTGTTAGAGTGAAAGGCAGCTACAATATACCAGAAGACAGAACGGCTTATTGCAGGCACCCAGAGCAGACAGACTGGACTAAACCCTGCCCAATATGTAAGCGCAGGATAAGAGTAATAGTTAAACACTTAGAGAGTAAACCAGCATGGTTATCTTAGGACGTAATTTATCAATAGAGTATAGACTGGGCGTAGGCTTCGACCTAGAGTTCCCAGATAGCAGACCTGTATGGGTGTTCAATACTCAAAAGCATGAAATGGAGGCAATGCCTTTTCAGGGTGTCATCTTACATCTACCACTTTGCCTAGTCAGCTTTGGCAGAGTATATGAGGAGATTTTTGAATGACTGAAGCAACCCATCAACCCTGTCCAGACTGTGGCAGCAGTGATGCGCTACAGGTCAATAAGAACAGCACCTATTGCCATAGTTGCGGCAAGTATACAAAGACTGAGGGAGGCTATCAGCCCGTGGAGATACCAGAGAATCACGACCCAACACCTAAACCTATCTTTAACGCGGTAGAGAATCTATTAACCACTGGTAAGTACCAGAGCATTGTATCTAGGGGCATTACCACTGCTACGGCTAAGTTATACGGCATTCTGGAGACACCAGACAAGACTTATTTTAGCTATCACAACCCTGACGAGGCGTTAGTGCCGTCAGCGGCTAAGATACGCCTACCTGACAAGAAGCACAGTATTGTTGGAGATTGGAAGACTGCTGGTCTATTCGGGCAGCACCTGTTCCCTGCTGGTTGCCAGAAGACTATAACAATCACTGAGGGAGAGTTCGACGCTGCTGCCAGCTACCAGATGCAAGGCAGTAAGTACCCGGTAGTCTCTGTCAGGAACGGGGCCAGCGGTGCGCTGAAGGACTGCAAGGCTGCGTATGAGTACCTAGACAGCTTTGACGCTATTGTTATATCTATGGACAACGACGAACCCGGTCAGAAGGCTGCTAGAGAGATAGCAGAGCTATTTGGCGGTAAGTCAGCAGTGATGAAGAACCCAGCAGACTACAAGGATGCCTGCGACTTTCTGATGGCTAACGACACTAAGTCTTATAAGGAGACTTTCTGGGCGGCTGAGAAGTTTGTTCCTGATGGTATCATCAATGGCGCTAGTCTCTGGGAAGAGGTCAACAAGCCGGTGGAGAAGTCTGCTGTAATGTACCCGTGGGAGAGTCTTAACAAGCTAACCTACGGCATCAGAGAGGCAGAGCTAGTCACTATCACAGCAGGCTCTGGACTAGGTAAGTCTCAGTTTGTTAGAGAGATAGTGTGGCATATCCTGAAGGAATCAGAGGATAATATAGGGCTGCTATTCTTAGAGGAGAATGCACGTAAGACTGCACTGTCTTTGATGTCACTGGCGGTTAACAAGCCCTTGCACCTACCGGACGTAGAGAGCACTGAGGAGGAACGCTGGGAGGCTTTTGAGTCCACTATGGGTACTCAGCGGCTGTTTATGTTCGACCACTTTGGTTCTACCAGCATAGACAACATCATAGCCCGTTGTCGCTACATGGCTAAGGCTCTGGACACCAAGTACCTGTTCCTAGACCACGTTAGCATTGTGGTTTCTGCACAGAGCAATGGTGACGAGAGGAAGGCGCTGGATGAGATATGTACCAAGCTACGTATGTTAGTTCAAGAGACTGGCATCACCCTGTTCATGGTAAGCCACCTCAAGAGACCTGACGGCAAAGGCCACGAGGAAGGTGCTGCTAGTAGCCTATCACAGCTCAGAGGTTCTGCATCCATTGCACAGCTCTCTGATATGGTCATAGGATTGGAGCGTAACGGCCAAGCTGAAGACCCTCTGGAGAGGAACACCACCAACGTCAGAGTGCTTAAAAACCGCTTCTGTGGCACTACAGGGCCAGCAGGAGGATTGCTATTTGACCAGAAAACTGGTAGAATGCATGAGGTCAAAGAAGAGGGATTGTAAATGAGATGCATAGCGTGTAATAAGAATTTATCGGACTTTGAGTCAACACGGAAATCCGCCACCAGCGGAGAGTATTTAGATTTATGCAATGATTGCTACTTTTACACTGAGGATGACATTGCTACCATTGACAGAGATGATCTGCGTACTGAGGCAGACACAACACTGGAGAGCCAAGAATATGAGCAAGATTGGAACATGGGTAATGACGATTCAGGAGAGTAAGGCTGAACTGAGCAGACTAAACCCTTTTGACAAACACAGTAACAAAGCTAACGCAGCGAGGCAGTATTATGTTGATTACGCTGGACATAGAAACCAACACCAGCCACGACACTATCTGGATAGTAGTAACTCAGGACGTTGAGACTGGTGAGATGCTAGAGCATTACTCTGTTGAGACTCTGGAGCCTCTGCTGCGTGACTCAGAATGCGTTATTGGTCACAACATCATAGGCTTTGATGCTCCGGTGCTGGAGAAGCAGTGGTCACTGAAGATACCTACAGAGAAGCTGAAGGATACGCTAGTGCTGAGCAGGCTCTGGAATCCTTCTCTTGAGGGTGGACATAGCCTAGACTCTTGGGGCAAACGATTTGGAGACCACAAGATAGACTTCCACGACTATGACGCTGGACTGTCTGATGAGATGGTGGAGTATTGTAGGCAGGACGTAGCATTAACTACAAGGCTGTACAAGCACTTAATTAATACGCTGAATAGAGAGGAATTTAAACCGCAATGCGTAGATTTAGAAAAGAAGGTGTACATCATTACGGCTCAACAGGAGCGCAACGGATTCATGCTAGACGTAGAAGCAGCTACTACGCTATGGCAAGACATAACGCACAAGATGAGGACGATAACAGCGGAGCTTCAGAAGGTGTTTCCACCCATAGTGGAGGAGAGGTGGTCAGAGAAGACCGGGAAGAGACTGAAGGACAAGGTGACTGAGTTTAATGTTGGCTCACGCAAGCAGATTGCAGAGAGGTTGCAAGAGGCTGGTGTTAAGTTTAAACAGAAGACTGAGAAGGGCGCTATCATTGTTAATGAGAAGGTGCTGGAAGGCATTGACATCCCTGAAGCAAAGGCTATATACGACTACCTGCTACTACAGAAGAGAGCAGCACAGATAGACTCTTGGCTGACTCACGAGAAGGACGGCAGGGTACACGGCAGGGTTATCACCAACGGAGCTGTGACAGGCCGTATGACGCACCACAGCCCTAACATGGCTCAAGTTCCCTCTGTGTCTGCACCGTATGGTAGAGAGTGTAGGTCATTCTGGACTGTACCTGAGAACCACAAGCTAGTAGGATGTGATGCCAGCGGCTTAGAGCTGCGTATGCTTGCACACTACATGCGAGACGAGAACTACACCAGCGAGATACTGAGCGGTGACATCCACACAGCCAACATGAAGGCAGCAGGACTCACTGACCGCAACCAAGCCAAAACCTTTATCTACGCCTTCCTGTACGGTGCAGGGCCAGCTAAGATAGGTCAGATAGTAGGCGGTGGTTTTAAAGAAGGTCAGCAGCTAATAGATTCCTTCCTGCGTAACACACCAGCACTGGCTAGGCTGCGAGAGCGCGTATCTAAGTTTGCGAGAGGCGGTACGCTGCCCGGACTAGACGGCAGACGCTTGCGGGTTAGGTCAGAACATGCGGCACTCAACACGCTACTACAGGGTGCAGGTGCTATAGTAATGAAACAGGCTCTGGTGTTGCTGTCAGAGTCTTTAAAGAAGTATGACATACCACACAAACTTGTCGCTAACGTACACGACGAGTTTCAGATAGAAGTACCAGAGAATTTTGCTGATGTAGTAGGCAAAGCAGCAGTACGAGCCAGTCAAGACACGCAGTCGAAAGAACGCAGGAAAGGAACTAGACCTGCGCTGCCCTCTTGATGCGGAATACAACGTAGGGAACAACTGGGCAGAGACGCATTGACAACGCCATACAAAATATGGTATAATATAGACAGATCAGTTGTGATCTAAAACAACCTAGAGGTAATAAAGATGAGTGAAGCAAAACCAGTAACAGTAAACGCAGACATAATGTGGGCCAGCCTGCAAGAAGTAAACAAAATGTCTGGTAAGTTCCAAGTAGACCTGTGCCAGCTATCCAAAGCAGCAGTAGAAGCTCTGGAGATGATGGGTCTGAGTGTACGCAACAAAGAAGGTCAGGGAGACTTTGTAACTGTAAAGTCTAAGTACCCTATCCGCATCTACGACACTGACAGTAAAGAGATTACAGGCGTATTAGTAGGCAATGGCTCTAAAGGTAAGGCTGTGCTTTCCTACTACGACTGGAAGTCACCAGCAGGGCAGGCAGGACGTAGCCCAGAGATGTACAAGCTGGTAGTCACTGACTTGATCCCCTACGGAAACAAAGAAGAGTACGTAGAAGTAGATATGGATGAAGCCTTGTGATCTTAATTGATGCAGACATACTAGTCTATCGTATAGGCTGGTCTTGTAACAACGAATCTGAGAAGACTGCCGTCAGCACCATTGACGGCTTTATCTCTGACATTCTGTTACAGCTCAACGTAGACGAAGAAGAAGACGAGTATGTTCTGTATCTCACTGGCAAAGGAAACTTCCGCAAGGAATATGCCGTTACTGCTGAGTACAAAGGAAACCGTAAAGATAAGGAGAAGCCAGTGCATATTCAGGCGCTGCGCCAACACCTTATTGACAAGTGGGCTGCTGTAGTTACTGAAGGAGAAGAGGCAGATGATGCCATAGCTATAGCAGGAACATTACACGGTGATAAAGCCATCATGGTCTCTTTAGACAAGGACTTTGACCAGATACCGGGCTGGCATTATAACTTTGTTAAGCACAGTAAGTATTATGTTAAGCCAGAGGACGGCTTACGCTTTTTCTACCGACAGATACTGATGGGTGACAGGATTGATAACATCATAGGCATCAAAGGTATTGGTGAGAAGAAGTCAGAGAAGATTCTAAAGGACTGTACTACTGAGCAGGAATTCTACGATAAGTGCGTAGAGATGTACGAGGGTGACGAAGACAGAGTGATAGAGAATGGTAGGATGCTCTGGCTGCGTAGGTACGAAGGTGAGATATGGGAGTTTAAAAATGACTAACAGAGTAGGCGAGTATAGTATACATTACACTGACGAAGCAGATACTTTAATAATACAAGATGCTTTAGATACTTTAAAGTCTCTGGGTAAAACTAAAGTGTATCCGTATGGGAAAGGACAAGTTTGTTTTCACCATAAAGGAGATTA